TATATGCAGGATGAAGAAAACCCCAGTATCGAATGATAAGTATGTTCGGTTTCATGCAGCATTTGTTTTGATAACAAATGAATTTGGCATCCTAGATGATCCAGATGTTGCGCGTGCTTGTGACATACTTCTTGAGAAGCTTGCACAGCGTGTTGGCAAGACTAAAGCCAAACAGGGGCAGCGGGGTGCGTGGAAGTTCTACAATTTCTTCCGGCAGAAATATCTCCAGTTTACCGATTTCGAATACGAGGGAACCTTCGGAGCCAAGGAAATCAAGATGACCAACATCATGCTTGAGAAACTGAATAAGCATGATGTGACCATGGAAGAGTATGTGACGTGGCTCTTTGATGAGTTGTTCCCCAATAATGAAAAATTGTCACCGGGGCTTGGTTTGGCTCTTAGTTCAAATATCCTGCAAGACTATTTATACCGGAACCGTGACAAGCTATCGAAGAAGAAGGCGGTCAAGCGTCATCAGGATGAGGAGACAATCCTTCTACAGCGCATACGGGCGCTTATCAGGGAAACAAAAGACAAGGGCTTCGTTGACCTTTTGGATGCCTACAGGAACAAGCAACTCAGCATGCGGGAACTATCTCAAAAAGTTGAAGATTTAGCAAAAAAGCATGATCAGAGTTGAGTTCTCGGGGATATAATACTACATCTGCGTTTTTACTGTATGCGGAATACGTTTGAGTTGTATGGTGTAGGAGAGTGCCATGTCTGATGATGGTATTAAGACCGGTATGGAAGAGGTGGCAGACAATATTGAATCTGCCTGTAAGGCTGCGGGTGCTTCAACCATTGCAGAGATTTCCCTTGAAAAACCTGACCCACGATTGCTCGATGTCCGTGATGGGGAGTTTGATGAGCATGTGTCAATGCAACCGTCTGCCATTGCCTATTATGGGGTTCTGAAGAAACAGGCGGCACGCGCTCTTGAGGGGATGAAACAGGCGTATGAACGCTGGAAGAAGCGGAAGTTCCAAGAAGCTCGCCAATTATTGGAAGCCACCTCAACCAAGAAAATCACAATTGCCGATGTTGAGTCTGCCATCCTTATCAAACACGAGGCTGAGATCGAGAAGTGGGAAGATGACATTGCACATCTTCAGGAACAATCTGACACAATGGATGTGTGGTATGATGCGTGGCGGCAGAAGTCGTTTAGCTTACGCGAACACGGGCAGACGCTTTCAGATGAGCGTCGAACACAGCCATATCTATACACAGAGGATTCAACAGGTGATGGTTCATCATCAAGGACAACAGGTTTGAAGCCGGAATCTGCTAGTGCCACAATCAAGCGGCTCAAGGCAGAGAAGAAGGCAAAGAGAGCGAAAGGAGACTGACTGAGGCGTATGGTGTAAGGAGTAAGCGTGTTTTGTGAATGGGAACTTCTTATTTAAGGGAGTGTGAGAAATGGCTAAGAGTACAATGGATAAACTGGCGCGGGTTAATGCGCGTCTTCCTGACACGACTGCTTTCACGAAGCAGCGTGACATTTTCTACAAGTTCGAAAATGGGGACAATATCGTGCGTCTGGTTGGTGAGCCTTTTGAGGTTCACACGCACTGGATTGCTCCCAGCAAGAAACGCAAGGACAAAGGGCTGTGCATTGAAGCCGCATTTGAGGGCGACGAAGCCTTGCGTCCGCAGATCAACTGTCTGGATTGGGACTTGGAAACCGAATCCGAGCGGGAAGAGAAGACCTGTCCCATCTGCAAAATCTGGCGCATCGTCAAGCAGGCATTGGCCGATGGTGGCGACCGGTTGAATGAGAAGGACAAGAAGTACCTTGAGGAGTTGCGCAGCAATGCATCTTACACCTTTGCGCTGAAGTGGAACATCATCGACCGGCGTGACCCCTTCATCACCGAGGAAGGTGAGGATGGAGAGAAGCGTGTCAAGGGGTTCAAGGTTGCCAATATCGGGCGTGAAGCCTTTGGTGACCTTCGTGGTATTTTTACCCAGTTGGACCGTGACATCTCCGATGTTGATGATGGTGTTGATGTCAATATCATCAAGGGGTTCAATGGTGTGCGCCCGTGCTACTCGGCACAGGCTGTGATGGAGGGTATTCAGGCGAAGCTCACGCCTCTGACCGAGGAAGAACGCCAGATGGAAAGGCAAGACCTCAAGCGGCTTGCTGGGAAGTACGTGTCGGCAGAGGACATTGTTGATGCGCTGCATGACGAATACCGTTCCATCTACGAGGATGATGATTCTGAGGATGGCGAGGCTGAAGCAAAGGAAGCCCCCATTGAGGTATCTTCAACTCCTCCGAAGAGCGCTGCTCCTCCGAAGAAGGCGGCGAAGCCTGCTCCTCCGAAGAAGGCGGCGAAGTCTGCCCCGGTTGAGGAAGAAACTCCCGAACCCGAGCCGGAACCCGAACCCGAGCCGGAACCCGAACCCGAGCCTGATAAGGCAGAGGAGAAGGCGGAAGAAGCAAGCAGTGAATGGCAGTGCTTCGGCACCTGTGATGACGCTGAACATCCCGAGTGCGTCAAGTGCCTCAGCCTGAAGGACTGCGTTGCCAAGTACAAGAAGGACCACGGGGAGTAGGTCTGAATGCTGGGCACTACGTGAGAAGAGGCTGGGGCGGCTTTCTTTCTCCGTAGTGCCCAGTTCTTTGGAGGATTGAGGTATGGCAAAGAAGAAGAAAGACAAACGCGCCGAACGCATGGAGCGCATTGAAGCCATTTGCAAAGCAGCTAACGATAGCAAGTGGGGTGGTGACAACAAGGACGCTTGCCTGTTTTTTGGTGGTGGGGCTACTAAGAAAATCGACAAATTTCACACAGGCGCACCATCGTTGGATGATGCTCTTGGCGGCGGGTGGCCGAGGGGGCGTGTGGTTGAGGTATACGGACCCGAGAGTGGTGGTAAGAGTACGCTTTGTCTGCATGCCATTGCTGAGTTCCAAAAGGCGTATCCTGATGAGGATGTTGCTATTATTGACAGTGAATTCAGTTTTGATGTGGACTACGCTCGTAGCCTTGGTGTGGATGTAGACCTTCTCATCATCCACCAGCCCGAATCTGGCGAACAGGCACTCAACATTCTTGAGGTGTTGATTGGTCAAGGTGTCAGGATGATTGTGGTGGACTCGGTTGCGGCGCTCACGACGATTGCTGAGTTGGAAGGCGAGATTGGTGATTCCCACGTTGCCACACAGGCACGGCTGATGTCGCAAAGCCTGAAGAAGCTGGTGGGCATTATCAGCAAGTCCAACTCGTTTGTCATGTTCACCAACCAAGTGCGCGAGAAGATTGGCGTGACGTGGGGTGAAAAGACAACGCAGCCGGGTGGTCGTGCTTTGAAGTTCTACGCATCATGCCGTGTTGAAGTGGTGCGTATTGGCTCCGACAAGGAAGGTGAAGCAATCGTTGCCAATCGCATCAAGGCGACGGTCAAGAAGAACAAGGTCGCACCTCCGTTCCGTGTTGCCAACTTCGTTATCACATTCGGTTATGGTATTGACCGGGTGGCGGCGATTATGGATGCGGCAATCGCCAAGAAGACAGTGAAGAAGGCTGGCGCGTGGTTCTCTTATGGAGAAACACGCCTTGGTCAGGGTCGCATGAAGGCTCTCGACTTCCTGCGTGAGAACACAAATGTGTTGGATGAAATCGAGCAGGCTTTGGGTGGCGAGGTCGATGCATCAACAGAGGCACCGGCTGAAGAGGATACTGAGGAAGAAACACCACCTGAAGAAGAAACCCCTCCGCAGAAGAAGGCACGTTCGCTCGACACGAACGTTCTGGACGACGATGTGACTGTTGAGAAGGTGGAGTAATGGCTTCCAAGACAATGACCGTTCCGAAGGTGATCAACGTCGGGTATCAGGAGCGCAAAGACACCTATACTGGTAAGCTTGCTTTTGTGGTCTACACCGATGAAAAGGGTGTGGTTCGCAAAGAGTCAAGCTGGAAGAGGTGGTGCGATAGTGACATTCCAAAGGACGAGTTCAAGAACGAGCCGACTGAAGGGTTCGTGTTGAACAAGAAGGTTGGTGACTATCGTGGCGGTTGGAATGGTCGTAAGGCTTGGTGTCGGATTTATGACCCTCGTGGCTTTGAATTCGAAATCACTGTTCAGAACCTTCTCTTTATTCTGGAGGAATGCACTTCAGTCAAGGGCAAAGGACTGGAGGGCGAGCTTGTGTACGCTTGGGATGGTACCCAGTTGGTTCTCCTGCCGGTGTCATCTCAAGAGTACGAACACTGTGTGGAGTTCACCAAGCACAAGAATGCCAAGGTGACGAAAGCCGACATGAAGGAAGGCTACATCTACCTCATGAAAGACATGACTGAGGTGATGTATATGGGACGCAATGAGTGGTTTGAACTCCATCGTGATTACGAAGAAAGTACCCAGCGGGTCATTGTGTCAATCGTCAGCAAGGGAAAGAAACACGTTTTCTTGCAACTCACAGACCCCACAAAGGACTCGTATCGGGCTGTGCAGAAGGGCGAGTTCTTCACACAGGCTGGTTTTACCAAGCTGGCGAAGTGTATCTCTGATGCTCCGTCGTCAGATTTCCCGGCGAAGTTTGATGAGTTCAAGAAGGGTGACAACGGGTGTGGCGCTACTGCTGCCGGGGTCAAGGAAATTCCCAAAAACCAACTCTATCAAAGCATGAAGGGGCATGGGTTCTTCAACCGGGAACACTTTGTGGTTGGGGATGATGGGAAGGTGTACCTGACACATATTGAGCGTTCGTATGACAGAACTTCACGGCAGTACAATGGCAATTTCTTTTTGAAGCAGGCAACTGACCCGGTGCTGTTGAATGGGGCAACGTGTTCTGTTCCTCAACGTCATTTCTATCATAGTTTTTCACTCGGCTATAGGCATATGAGTGGCAAGGAATGCACAAAGGAAGAGCTTATGGCGATGCCTTTTTGCAAGGTGATTTTGGTAAATGAGGCTGGGACTCAATTCCCCGTTTATTGAGGAGTATGTGATGTCGAAGAACGACGACAAGATCAAGCAGTTGATGAAGGTGGTGGAAGAGAAACGGGATGCGCTATCCACCAAACCGAAGGCAGCATGGTGTACCAATGGCATTTTCAAGTACGATGATGGGGGCGGTCACTTCAACCTCAATACGGTGACTGACCCGAGCGCTCTGGTGGATGCACTGGCGCACATCATCTCCAACAAGAACAGCTTGCAGGCTGCTGCCGATATGTTGGGTGTGCCCCTGCATGAAATACAGTATGACGGCTACTCTGTGGAAGAGTGGGCGGCTGATTTCAAGCTTCGTATTGATATGCTCAAATGGGATGAAGAGAAGAAGAAACTGACGAAGCTTCAGAGGCAACTCGACTCTCTCATCAGCGAAGATGCCAAGACAGAGATGGCGTTGGAAGAGATTGCCAAAGCGCTGGCGTAGGGGGTATCATGGCGAAGCTACTTCTCATTGACGGCAACAACCTTGCCTTTCGTGTTCATTGGACCCACCGCACCCTGACCCTTGATGACATGCCAGTATCACTTTTGTATGGCTTCTTCCGTAGCCTCATTGGTCTGCGGAAGAAGTTCCAAGACCACTTCATCATCGTGGCATGGGACAGTCGGTCTGCGCGGCGCGAGGCTGAGTCGCAGAAGGGCGTGGAGGATGGTCTTATTCCTTCTGGATACAAGGCGCGGCGGCACGACCCCGAGGCAGATATCAACCCCGATGTCGAATGTATGCTGGAGCAGATGGATGCACTCAGGGAAGCTCTGAATCTGGCGCGGGTGCTACAGGTACGGGTTGAGGGGTATGAGGCAGATGACGTTATCTACTCGTATGTGAAACAGAACGAAGAGCAGGGGGGTGAGTCCATTGTTATTACCTCTGACCAAGACTACTATCAGCTTCTCAGTCCTTCCAGCCACATCTTTGATGCCATGAAGACAAACTACTGGACAGAGAAGGTCTTTGTTGATAGCTATGGTTTTGCGCCGCCGCTGTGGGTTGATTGTGGGGCGCTGATGGGTGATAAGTCTGATGAGATTCATGGCGTGCCCGGTGTTGGTGAGAAGTACGCGACCAAGTTCATCAAAGAGTATGGTGACATTGACGGGGTACTCAAGGGGCTGGCTGAGAAGAAGAAGCGCGGCAAGAAGGAACAGGCTGTGCTCGACCACGAGAAGCGGTTGCGGTTGGCAAAGTCCCTGAAGCAGATGGACATGGTGCCGGGACTGCCGAAGCTGCGGTGTGCCAAGCGTGCCTCTGAGCCGCTGATGGAATGGTTCTCCCAGTTCCAATTCGAAAGCCTCAAGGCTGATGCTTGGAGGTTGGTGTGAGCGATTCACTGGAAGCACTTTTCAAGCGCATGTACATGTTGCGAGAGAAGTGTTGTGAAAGCCATGACTACCTATCGGACTTGTTTGCGGTCATTGATGAAATTGAAGACCGGTTGGATGAGATCAAGATAGATGTATTAGAGGGATTGGAGAATGGAGAAGGCGGGAGTGGTGATGGATAAGCCGGTATACAAAGTCGGCATTATCGGCTCTGGGGGTACTGGGAAAACTTCACTTGGCAGGGAACTTGCTGCGCTACTTGGGGTGCAGTTTTTGCCGTCCAAAGAAATCACCAGAGGAATTCTTGACAGGTTGAACTACCAGTGGGATGGTGATGTCTATGTCGAGCGCTTCTTGGCTCAGAGGGGATGTGAAAACGAGATACTTGACAAAACTCTTGAGCGGGAAGCTACTTACGACTCATTTGTGACCGACCAAACCTGTATCAGTGTGGCAGCATACACGCTTCTTGAGGCACACCAGTATACAGACACGGTGGAAGAGATTGTCGGCATATGTCAAGAATGTGCTAGGACTTATACGCATCTTGTTTTGTGTCCTTGGGGGTTTGTACCGCTTGAGTCCAACGATGTGAGGACGCTCAATCCATGGTATCAGTTTACTGTTCATAACATCATACTGGGGCTACTACATGAGTGGGATTTGGATTTCTACCGTATCGGTAGTTTCGGTGAGCAGCGTATTGTGGATGTGATGGATCGCTTTTTCTTTCATTTGTTGTGCGCTTGAGTTGCATATTTTCTTTATAATTGACCTTCTGTGATAGAGTTTGCAGAAGGTCAATTTGTTTTTGTGGAGAGAGTGATGCAACCACTGCGCATGCGACGTGACTACGGCTCTGATTCGGGCGGGGCGAACCCATACCTCAACACA